TTATTTGCCTGGGGACAAAATAATGCAGGTCAATTAGGTCTAGGTGACACATTCAATCGGTCTTTCCCAACTCAAGTTGGTACAAGTAGCTGGACTCAAGTAAGTACAGGATTTTCACATAGCTTGGGTTTATTAACTACTGGCGCATTATTTGCATGGGGAAATAATGCTCAAGGTCAATTAGGGCAAGGTGATACAATTAACAGATCCAGCCCAGTTCAAATAGGTACTTCAAGTTGGACTCAAGTAAGTGGCGGCGGATTCTATGCCATGGCTATATTAACAACCGGTGCATTATTTGCATGGGGACAAAATACCTCTGGTCAATTAGGTCAAAATGATACAATAACCAGATCCAGCCCAGTTCAAGTTGGTACTAGTAGTTGGAGTCAAGTAGCAGCCGGCGAAAATTTTAGTTTGGCTATAACATCAACTAATCTATTGTTTGCATGGGGAAATAATGCTCAAGGTCAATTAGGTCAAGGAGATACACTTAACCGACTCATCCCAGTACAAGTTGGTAATAGTAGTTGGACTAGGGTGACGGCAGGTACAAGTTTTAGTTTAGGTGTAACATCTACTGGTCTATTATTTGGTTGGGGAATCAATAATTCAGGACAATTGGGTGACGGCACAACAATAATCAGACCCCTCCCGGTAGTAATTAATATTATCTTGGAAGTTATTCCAAGACAAGTCGGTACTAGTAGTTGGAGTCAAGTAAATGCAGGATCAAGTCATAGCTTGGGTATACTATCAACAGGTGCATTATTTGCCTGGGGAGATAATTCTAATTATCAATTAGGTACAAATGATATAGCAAGCCGATCCAGTCCAACACAAGTTGGTACTAGTAGCTGGAGTCAAGTCAGCGCAGGTACTAATTTTAGCTTAGGTATATTATCAACAGGTGCATTATTTGCATGGGGATTAAATACAGCGGGCCAATTGGGTGACGGGACCATACTACCTAAATCTAATCCAACATTAATTGACACGAGAAGCTGGAGTCAAATTCGTGCGGCGCTTAGTCACAGTTTGGGTTTATTATCTAATGGTATATTATATGCCTGGGGAGATAATCAATTTGGACAACTAGGTGATGGAACTACAACTAACAAGTCCTTCCCGACTCAAGTTAGTACTAGTAGCTGGAGTCAAATTGCGGTAGGTAGTAATAATAGTATAGCTATATTAAATAACGGTTTGTTATATACATGGGGGCAAAATAATCAAAGTCAACTAGCAACATTTGACCTAACAAATAGATCCAACCCAGTATTAGTTGGAAACACCACGTTTAATTATGTTTCCCCAACTCAAGTTGGTAATAGCAGTTGGTCTCAAGTAGCAGCCGGCGCAAGTCATAGCATGGGTATACTATCAACTGGTATATTATATGCATGGGGATTTAATGGTCAAGCACAATTAGGTACAGGTGATACAATTTTTAGATCCAGCCCAACTCAAATAACCTCAAGAAGTTGGAGTAAAATCAGCGCTGGAAGTAACAGCGTTAGTGTTGGTATTGCAGAAGGAGGTATTGCATATGTTTGGGGGATTAATACTTTTGGTCAACTAGCAACCGGTGATACTATTGGACCTAGAACGGTACCAGAACCAGTCGATACAAAAAGTTATTCAGCAATTAGTGCAGGCGACGGTGTTATGGCAATATCTACTGCCGGTATATTATATGGCTGGGGACCTAATGATGTAGGTCAATTAGGTACAGGTGATACAGTTAACAAATCCCAGGTTATTATGATGGGTCTTAATCCCTACAATAGATCATTGCTAACTCAACTAGGTACTTCAAGTTGGACTCAAGTCGCAGCTAACTGGTCTCATAGTTTAGGTATAACATCTACTGGCAAATTATTTGCCTGGGGAAGTAATGCCGGAGGTCAATTAGGTCAAGGCGATACAATTTTTAGATCCAGCCCAACTCAAATTGGTACCAGTAGTTGGAGTCAAATCAGTGCAGGATTAAGTTTTAGTTTAGGTTTATTAACTAATGGTAAATTATTTTCTTGGGGCCAAAATAGTTCTGGTCAATTAGGTAACGGAACTTCTATAAATCAATTCAGTCCTATACAGGTTGGTACTAGTAGTTGGAGTCAAATAACTGCAGGTGGAGCAGTTAGCTTGGCAATATTGCCAACTGGTATATTATATGCATGGGGAGCTAACGGTTCCGGTCAATTAGGTGACAACTCAACAACTATTAAATCAACCCCTGTAATAGTAGGAAATATATTAATAGTTGGCAGTTCAAGTCCAATTCAAGTTGGTACTAGTAGCTGGGTTCAAGTCAGTGCAGGACTTTCACATACCTTAGGTTTACTAACAACCGGTGCATTATTTGCCTGGGGACAAAATACTAGTGGTCAATTAGGTCAAAATGATACAATAGCCAGATCCAGCCCAACTCAAGTTGGTACTAGTAGTTGGAGTCAAGTAAGTGCAGGACAAAATCATAGCTTAGCTATATTACCAACTGGTGCATTATTTGGTTGGGGAGCAAATAATACTGGTCAATTAGGTCAAAATGATTTAATAAATAGATCCAGCCCAGTTCAAGTTGGTACTAGTAGCTGGAGTCAAGTAAGTGCAGGGTTATCTACTAGTTTAGGTAAATTATCAACTGGTATATTATATGCATGGGGAAATAATAATTCAGGTCAATTAGGAGATGGCACTACTACTAATAAGTCTAGCCCTACACTCATTGGTAATAATCCATTGATTTCGGTCTATAGTCCAATACAAGTCGGTACTAGTAGTTGGAGTAAGTGTCAGCCGGAGACAGTCATAGCTTGGGTATATTATCAACTGGTGCATTATTTGCATGGGGATTTAATATTAACGGTCAACTAGGTCTAGGTGATACACCTAACAGATCCAACCCAACACAAGTTGGTACTAGTAGTTGGATCATCACGGATGCAGGTTCTAGTACTAGTGCTGCCGGCAAACTATAATAAAAATTTAGATAAAAAAACAACGCAATAAATAACAGTACAATACAACAATGGAGAACAGTTGATGCATGATATTGATTTAATGCTTGAAATGCAAATTCAAGGTAGACACGATGAAGCGAGAGCAATCTCAGATAAATTAGAAGAACTGGGCCCGGAAAAAATCGTAGGCCCGGATGGAAAAGTTGGCAATGAAGACACATGGATGCGTCATTGTTTCAACAGGGGCTGGTTCTTGTTACAAGAAGGAGATTACCAAAAGGGTTGCCAGTTACTAGAATACGGTAGATATTTAAATGTCTACGGCAGTGGGTTGTTGAGGACAGATGCCCCTCTTTTTAATCCATTCGAACATGATATTACCAATAAATCTATCATTATTTCTCTCGAGGGAGGCTACGGTGATGAGATTATTCATGCAAGATTTGCAACATCTTTTAAAAATAAAGGTGCAAAAAAAGTGTATCTTGCGTGTGATCCTTCTATAAAAAGTATTATGCAACGCATTGAGGGTGTTGATGGAGTTATTCAACGAAATCAAGCTCATACTGTACAGCATGATTATTGGATTCCGGGATTCAGTTCAGGTTGGACAGCTGGTCACACATATGATGATTTACCCGGTAAGCCATACTTAACTCCTAATATAGACTCTGTTAATATTTGGAAAAGTTTGATTGATGCACCTGAAGGTAAAATCAAAGTAGGTATTCGTTGGGCTGGAAATCCTAAATTCGAACATCAGCAATTCCGTCGATTCCCCGTAGCGTTTATGACTAATTTAACAAAGTATCCTGAATTACAGTTATATTCGTTACAGAGAGATCACAATACAATATCATTGCCTGAGGGAGTTACGGATCTACAACATCTAATGATCTCCTGGGAGGATACTACGGCTGCAATTATGAACTTAGACATAGTGATTACCAGTTGTACAAGTATTGCTCACTTAGCTGCAGGTCTAGGTAAAGAAGTATGGGTCGTAATTCCTATATTACCATACCATACTTGGACTCATCACGCTCCTTATTCTGATAAAAGTCCTTACTATGAAACCCTGACATTGTTCAGACAAACAAAGATGGGTTCTTGGAATGATCCATTCCAACGACTGTATGCTAAGTTAGAAGAAAAATTTAATTTAGAACATATCGAGATGTCCAACGAAGACAGGGAAGTAAAACGAATTAATCTTGGATGCGGCTATAAGAAAATCAGTAACTTTATCAATGTTGATTCATCGGCTGATGTGAGTCCAGATGAAGTAGTTGATTTGAATCAATTCCCTTGGCCTTGGAAAGATAACGAATTTGACCACATTGGTGCAAGTCATGTGCTCGAACACTTGGGTGATAAACCAGACGATATAATCAAAGTCATAAAAGAAATGGCTAGGGTATCAAACAACGGTGCAATATGGGAAGTCTCTGTGCCCCATTGGCGCTGCGACATTGCGTTAGATGATCCAACGCATAAGAGATTGATTACTCTAGGTACATTTATGCAATTTAATCGCCGTTTAGCGTTTGAAAAAATGCAGACAGAAAACTTACCTATGATGGCAGGTTTTGACAATGATGTCGATATTGAAGTGTGTGATGTTGAGTTTGAGTATCTCCCTCACTGGCAACAGAGAGTTGATAGCAAAGAAATATCACCTGAAGAACTCAATTATGCATTGAACACATATAACAATGTTTGTTCTGAAATGCGTTTAATGATACAAGTTCACAAACCAGGGCGAATTGATAAAGGCGCTATGGATAGTCTTATAAAAGATCGTTTAAACCAATAACTAATTTTATTTGTTATCGTGAATACACCTCATTTTTTGATGGTACTACAAACCCACTCTGTTTCAAACAGAGCGGGTAAAGTAGAACGCTTTTGCAAAGCTAGTAAAGCAGAAGTAATGAGAAGATGTACTAAATCTTTGATTGAATCTGCTAACTATGCTATGGACATGCTACCTAATGTTTCTTTTGAATTGGTAGTATTAGACGATCATTCTGATGAAGACTCATTGGAAAAATTAAAAGTAAACCTAAATACTGCAAATTTCAAAACCAATCTGACTCATTTAGATACTCGTGGAATAATGCCTAGTATTTTAGCATGTTACGAGTATGGATTAGAGCATGGTAAAGATTGGGTTTATTTCATACAAGATGACTATCTATATGAAAAAAATGCAATATACGATATGATCGTAGTTGCTAATCAAACTACGGAAAATATAGGTAATTATACTTGCGTATTTCCTTATAATGATCCATATAGATATACTCCGGTAAACACAGTAATACAATCTCATATAATTCAAATGCAGGGTAGACACTGGCGAACACAAATTATGACAGGATCTCCGTTCATGGTTCACCATTCTATTTTGAAAAAAGAATGGGATGTTTTTGAAAAAATGGGAAAACATGAGTTGTCTTCTGACATGGAAGATAATACAATAAATCAATTGTTCAGAACAAGAGGATATTATTTGTTTGTTCCTATACCTAGTCTTGCACTCCATATGCAATACGAACCTGAAAAAGATCCGTTTATTGATTGGAAAGAATGGTGGGATAAGTTCGACCTTACAGATCAGCCTATTATCGATACATCGAAACAAAATTTACTAACAGTAAAATTTCATGATACTGATATTAACGGATATATTGAATCAAACAATTTGAAAAATTATGTTGAGACTACTATTGATTTAAGTAGGAAATTTGACATAAGTTTATTACAAAGTATTCCTACTAAATCTATTGATAATATTTTTGCTCCTTATGTTTTGGAATATTTTGATTGGTCAAATATTTTAATTATTATTAAAGAGTTTAATAGAATATTAAAAGATAGCGGCTCAGCAACCATTGTAGTAAAAAATTTACAAGTAGCAGCGATGTATATTCTTCAAGATAAAATGTTTGATGATATTTGGAAAAATGAAACCATTTGTACTAATCCATTAGATATTGTCTATTCTATAAACAGATACTATATCGATAAGGGTGTTCCGCCGCAAAAGTTTGGATTTACAAAAAATATTATAAGCTATATAAGCAAAACTGTTAATATTTCTTTTGATATAAAAGAAGTAAAACAAGATTTAACAGTGTCTTTTACAAAGAATATAAATGAGTAAAATTAATAATTCGTATGACCGCAAAGTTGATGCGGCATACATCATCACATTAAAAGATAACGTCACTAGTGAAAGATTGGCAAACAGGTGTAAGGATTCATGTGATCAAGTGAATGTACCTTCTAAGTTTTGGCATGGATTCGATGGTACTTCGGGACAAATTCAAACTCCTGATCACTTACAACATGCAATTCACATGAATTGGTTTAAAGTAGTTGATAGTGAATTATCTATAAGTGAAGTTGCTTGTGCATTAAGTCATATATCACTATGGTGCCATTGCATTGACATTGATAAGCCAATTATTATATTAGAACATGATGCTCTTATGGTTAAACAAATAGATGAACATCCTTTGTTTAATTCAATATTATATTTAGGCTGCGAAGAACAAGTAAAACAGCAATACGGTGTATCAATGACACCGATTCACGGTACTATTGCAAGAAATTATCACTTCATCTGGCGTGCCCATGCTTACATGATCGATCCACAAGTTGCTAAAAATATGGTATCTTTTGTATTGAAGCAAGGAATATTTGAATCATTAGATATAATGATTCGTGCTGATATTTTTGCTATAATGCAGTTGGGAATTTATGCATATGATTCTCCGGAAAGAGTCAATACAACTATAACTAACAGAAAACAAACTCAATCAGGGTTTAAGAAAATATAAAAATATGAAATATAGCGTTGTTATACCTACCTACAATCATTGCGATGATTTATTAAAACCCTGTATTGATACACTGTTACAGTATTCTAAAGTATCAGATGTAGAACTGATTGTATCTGCTAATGGTTGTGTAGACAATACATTACCTTATCTTACTGAATTAAAAGAAAAATACACTAGTTTAGGAATGCCGGACAATTTAAAAATTGTTTGGGATGATAAACCACTGGGATATAGTAGAGCATGTAATGCAGGCATTGAAGTTGCTACTACTGATTATATCGTTTTGTTGAACAACGATGTAACGTTTTTAAACCAGCAAAGAAATCAATGGTTAGACATACTTGAACATCAATTCATTATAAACCCTAAGTGCGGTGTAAGTTGTATCATTAAAGGTCATAGTGAACCAGCTGGACACGACTTTGCTGTGTTCTTTTTAGTAATGATTCATAAAAAAGTATTTGACCGTATTGGCTTATTGAACACTGATTATGGTGTCGGTGGCGGAGAAGATACCGAGTTTTGTATAGAAACGGAACGAGCAGGATTTGAAGTTTGCGAAGTAATGCAAAAAACATGGGCACACGATGCCGGGATGTACGGTGGCAACTTCCCTGTATATCACAAAGGTGAAGGCACCATGCATGATAAGAATCTTGTTCCAGAATGGGATGATATATTTTTAGACAATTCACTGCGACTAGCTAAGAAATATAATCCAGGTTGGTATCAATGGCGTTTGAGCAATTACTGGGAACGAGCAGTTATCTTTAAGGGTGATCAAGTTCCGGACAGAGAACAAACTAGATACAAGTGGGCAGCAGAAAACTTATTAGGTAAGAAAGTTTTTGAGTTAGGTTGTACTAGTGGGTATGGCATTCAATTCTTACCTAAGGATATAGAATACACTGGTTTAGATTATGATAGACGAGTAATAGAAGCAGCTAAAGAACAGAATTGGGGATATAATGCTAATTATGTAAACGCTGATATTAATCAATACGAGTTAGATCAGTATGATACAATCATTGCATTTGAAGTTATTGAACATTTGGACAATGGCTTAGAGATAGTAGAGAAACTAAAAAAACATTGTAAGCGTTTAATGATTACAGTGCCAATGCTTGAGCCTTTTGGTAAATGGGGACCACATCATAAACTACATAACTTAGATGAGTCTTTCTTCCCCGGATTTAAATTCAAGTTTATTGCTCCTGATGGTTCTTTAAGAGATGAACCGCATCTCAGGGGTGATACTGAAAATATCAATTTGATGCTTTGTATATGGGATAATACAGAATCATCTATTGTTAATGTTGATTTTGATTTTTTGAAAGAACAAAATCTAGAAATATACAATGAGATTTTTAACGAAAACTGTTATGATATAACTCCTGAACAAGTAAGAGGAAAAACAGTAATAGACATTGGTGCCAATATTGGCGCATTCTCATTATTTGCTGGATCTCTAAATGCTAAGAAAATTTACGCAGTAGAACCAGTGTCCTCAACATTCATGCAACTATGTGCTAACATAAACAAATCAAAATTCAAAAACATTGTTCCAATAAAAAATGCAGTAACAAGTGTTGAGGGTGAGTTTGTGAATATAAGTCTAACGAGTAACCCCGGACATAACGGGTTGTTTATCAACTCATCTACTCAAGAAACAGTGTATACTACTTCACTGAACGAAATTCTACAAAAAATAGATGATAATGATGTTTTGTTAAAACTAGACTGCGAAGGTTCTGAATACGATATAATATTTTCTACATCACCCGAAAGTATGAAGAAAGTCTCTAGAATTGTGTTAGAATCACATTCTGACTTGAATCCTAATTATAAAGGGTTTGAGATATTAGAAAACAAATTAAAAGAATTTGGCTTCCAAGCTGAGAAAATTAAAAAAGTATACGCATGGGATTTTAATGAAAAAGGTGAACGAATCAATTGGAGAGAAATTCCTTTTAGAATTGAGATTTGGAAAAGATGAGTGATAAAGAAATCTTATGTAGCATTAGCACTAGGGGTAGATACGATACTACACTTCCGTTGGCTATGATGAGTGTTATCAACCAAACTAAAAAACCAAACAAACTTATAATTTTCGATGACAACGATATTCCCAAAGATTTAAGAGAGATACAACATTATCTTTATATCTTTCAAATGCTAGATTTGAAAGGTATTCAATGGGAACTTCAATTTGCTGAACGAAAAGGTCAACATTATAATCATCAACGAGCTAACTCAATGGGTTACAAATGGGTCTGGCGCCTGGATGATGATACAGTAGCTGAACCCAATGTGTTAGAAACATTATACTCGCATGTCAATGATGAAGTCGGCGCAGTGGGAGGTAGTATTCTCACCCCGCTGAATGTTCATCCTGTTCCGGCTACTGGCTTAATTGAAAATTTAAATGAACCTAGCATTCAATGGGGTACTATTTTAGAAAAGAAAGAAGTAGACCATCTACACTGTAGTTTCTTATATCGTGCAGGCATTACTGATTATTGTTTGAGTTTAAGCCGCGTGGCACATAGAGAAGAAACACTGTTTACCTATGAGTTACAACAAAAAGGTTACAAAAATTATATTGTACCCAACGCCAACACATGGCATTTGAAAAATAATCAAGGTGGCATTCGTGATGGTATACACGAATTGTATATACACGATGACAATATTTTTAATTCTAGATTAGCACTTAAAGACCACACGATTGTAGTATTAGATTGCGGTATGGGAGATCATATCATGTTTAAAAAGGTTCTACCTGAAATCAAGAACCCATTAATATTCACATGTTACCCTGAAATAATTCCAGGCAAGAGTATCGCAGAAGCGCATCAGATGTTAGGTGACATTACACAACATAATATATATGCTAAGATGGATCAATGGAATTGGACCGGAAGCGTAGTTGATGCTTATAGAAAGATGTACGTAAAATGAAATTACACTTAGGTTGCGGAGATGATTACCTTCAAGGTTATGTTAATAGTGATTTATATGCTGAACATGTTGATGAAAGATTCGATGCACTGAAAATTCCTTACCCTGATAATACATTTGATGAAGTTAAAGCGTTTCACATTATTGAACACTTTGATTGGCAAAAAGGTAATGAAGCACTAAAAGAATGGTGTAGAGTATTGAAACCCGGTGGCAGACTTCATATTGAAACACCGGATTTCTTAGAAAGCTGTAGAATGTTTGTTGACAGTGAAGATCATATCCGTACTCAAATGTACGGTCATTTTTTTAGTACTCCATGGGTGCCTGGACAACAACACTTATTCTTATTCACTGAATCACAGTTAACAGCACAGTTAGGTTGGGCCGGGTTCAATAAAACTAACAGAGTTGAACCTACTAGTAAATATGTAGTAATAGATAAAATGCCAGCACACATATTTTTATGTATGGAGGCATTCAAAGCATGATACTGATCAGCCCCTTTGCTAAAAAAATGATAACTAGTAAACCTCACCCTAAGAACTATCCATATTGGAAAGATGTTATCAAACACATTGATGAAGAAATTATTCAAATTGGAATAGAAGGTGAAGAACAATTAGTAGATGATTTCAGAAAAAATTTACCTCTATACCAATTAGCAGCGTTGACTACTGAATGTAAAACTTGGATAAGTTTAGACAGTTTCTTCCAACATTTTTGCTGGGATTTGGCTAAGCCGGGTATAGTTTTATTTGGACAAAGTGATCCAAATATATTTGGTCACCCTGAAAACACAAACCTATTAAAAGATAGAAAATATCTTAGAGAAAAGCAATTTTGGTTATGGGAACAAGCAGACTATATAGAAGATGCGTTCGTAGATCCAGAAGTTGTATTAGATGCGTTGAAAAAATTTGATATTAAATTAAAATGAATGATTTTCAACTTACATATGAAGCAAGACTAAAAAAATGGCATGATTTAAGAATTGATCTAGCAGATACAGATTTAAAAGAAAAATGTATTAAAATAGATAGGTTTTGGCAACAATGTCCTTTAAACACTCATTATCTGCACCCAGTTGACATAAATGATTGGCCAGGCCCCTGGGAACTCATGTATGACAATAATTATTGTACCTATGCTCGGGCATTGGGTATGATATATACTTTGCTATTATTGGGCGTTAATAACATTGACTTAGTTGACGCAAAAGACGATAATGATGAAGATGTAACACTAGTCCTAGTAGATAGCGCAAAATATGTACTTAATTACTGGCCAGATACGGTAGTAAATAACTGTCTACAGGACTTTAAAATAGTCAACTATATTGATATCACCCCCATAATTAAAAAAACAGGACACACATGAAAATTTATGTAAAAAAGCGCTCCGGAGCAAACGAAGAATTAACGATAGAAAAATGGCAAAATCAAGTTGCAAAAATCTGTAATGGAATTGCAGATGTTAGTCAATCTATGATAGAAATCAAAGCGCAGCCTCACTTTTTTGATGGAATCACTACTACTGAAATTGATGAAATAACTCTTAGAGCTATAGTAGAC